AGCAGTATGCCTTAAACTATGTGCTGATAGTCTTGTACTATCTAAATTAATTCCCCTTAAATATTGTTTAACTATATCTCTAATTCCCCTAGTAGATAATCTACTGTTCATACTTGTTGGACTTTTAGATATAAATAATGCACTATTATTATCTTTTCTATTGCTTAAATAATTAGTTAGCATATTGTAAACTTCTTTTGGTATCTTTACATACTCTGCTTTTTCATCATGACCTTTACCTTGAATAAATAATACACTGTGTCCTTCAATTGTTTGCAAATCGTTAATATTTGCTCTTTCTACTTCAATTGTACGAAGTCCACATGTAATCATTAATGATAACAATGCTTTATCTCTAATATCGTGTATAGAATTTATTAATTCTTTTGCTTGTTCTATTGTTAAAGCATCTCTTTTGTGTAATGTATCTATTTTTACACCTTTAACATTACTACAAATATCTGGGTATATTCCAAGCATGTTAGTCCATTTAAAGAATTGTCTTAAAGCAATTAAATAACCTTGAATACTTGCAGGTTTTAGATGTTCTTTTAATCCATCTCTATAATCAATAATATCTTCTCTTGTAGGTTGTTTAATATTATTATTTTTCAACCATTTGAAGAATTGATTTAATGCTATACGATATGTTTCAACTGTTTTCTCTCTTACATCTAAATATTTAATAAAATCTTTTTGTAGTAATTCAATATTACCATTTAATTTCATAATTTCGTTATCAAACATTATACTCACCTCACTTCTAATATCATTCTATATTATTATTTGTAAATTGTCAATAGTTTATGTAAACTTTTTTAAAAAATGTTTATAATGTTTGCAATTTGTGATATAATCAAATAGAAAGGTAGGATTTATATGAAAAAAACAATTACAATTACTATGGATGAAAACTCAATTACATTTGAAGGAAGTGAAGGAACTACTTATGCAGATGCATTAGTTGTTGCTATTAACTTGATTGAAGAAGTAAAAGAAAAAACAGATTTAGAAACTAAAAATGACACAATGTCATTAGAAGATTTTGCTGTCAATGCAATAAGGGGACTAAAAAGTGAAGAAAAAATTGAAGAGTAAGATTAGTATTAATATACAAAGATTATTAATAATGAATGATATTACTATTACTGAATTATCTGAAAGATTAGATATATCTAAACAAAGGTTATCTTATATGTTATTAAACAAAGATGATGATAATTGGAAGATTAGCAATTTAAAAACTATTTCTGATGCATTACATTATAATTTCAAAGATTTTTTATTAGAGGTGTTGTTCAATGAAAGAACTTAATCAAGAAAGAATTGAAAATAAAATAATGGTAAGAGAATTACAAAATGATTTGGCAAACATGACAATAAATGATATGTTACCATTAGTTGAACAAAGAAAAAAAGAATTTGAAGATAAAATAATATCTTTACAAAATAAATTAAGTGAAAAAGATAGCAAAGATGGTTTTAATTCAGTTGTAATATCTGAATTATTATTTGAACCAATTTCAAAATTTTATTCACAAAGACCATCATATACACCTGAAAAATTACAAATTGCTTTTGATTTGTATAGAGAATTGATTGTAGAAGCAAATGCTCGTGGATTAAAAGTAGTTCCAACAAAATCACATTTTTCAAGATTTTGTGGTTTTTCTACATCAACTTATGATAATTACATGGATAGTAGTGATGCCAATATGAGAAATTTAATGGAAGTTATTGATGATTATATTTTTGATATTGGTATTGCATCAGCACAGCACAGAGAAATAGAACTTGCTACATCAATGTTTCGTGCAAAAGTAGAACAAAGAAAGATAGAACCTACATCACCACAAGTTCATATTATGACACCTGATGCTGATATGGAAAAAATAATGTATGACATTCAAAGAATAAAAAGTGGAAAGAAGGTAATTGACTATGATGTTGTTGAAAGACATTCTATTGAACATAATGCAACAAAAAGGAATGACTAGAAACGATTTACTTCGTGAAATAAATAAAATAGAAGATAAACTTGGTGATAAACATACAACACATGTATCATTTGTTTATGGTTTTAACGAAAATTATTGGAGACCTAAACTTGTAAAAAAGATAAGTGCAGTTATTGGTGTAAATTTACTTCCATATATACCTAATAATTTAGGTAAAAAAGGAAAAATAAGACTAGATAAAACATTCGAAGGAATGGTTTATGATGAATGAAACGAAAAAAACAATTGAAGAATTATTTGAAATCATAAAACTTGATTATTTAAAAGCAACTAAAAATAGAATGCCTTTAAATGACAAGTATATTTTAGCATCACACATTTGCACATTGTTAATTTCTTATTTAAATAATGATGTAAATGACACATGCAAGATATGTATTAAATCGTATATTCCTTATTTAGAGAAATTTCTTTCAGAACCATTTGAACCAGAACAACTTGTAGATTTATATGGAATGTATAAAAAAGCATTTGCTATTGCTGGAAAGAGGTCATTAGAACACTTTATTTTGTATTATGAATGGGATTGGAGACAAGAAGATAAATTATATGAAAACAGACAAAGTGTATTAAAACCATTTGTATTTTATCTAAATAAATCAGCATTTGATAATAATTTAAAGATGGTAATAGCATCTTACATGCCTTCTAGTGGTAAATCTCGTGTAATGTCTTATTATGAAGCATGGAGAATAGGAATTGACCCAACAGGTGCAATACTTCGTATCTCTTATGATGACAGTCTTGTAAAGGGTTTTAGTAGGTCTGTAATTGATATTATTAAATCAAATCAATTTTCAGATGTATTTCCTGAATTAAATTATGCTAAAAATAAAAAGTTGTTTTTAAAAGAAACCGATGAAGAATGGAAATTATCAACAGCACGATTAAATTATTCATATATTGCTAAAACTCGTGGTGGTGGTATTACAGGTGCAAGAGCATCATTATCTATCGACATAGATGATATTATCAAAGATGAAGTAGAAGCAAAACAAGCAGATATACATAATCAATTCTGGACAAAGTGGTTATCTGTTATAAAAAATAGAAAGTCTGGTCAAAATGTTAAATATATTGCTGTTGGAACTAAATGGTCTCCTGATGACTTTATATGTAAATTAGGAGATAATGAACGAAAACGAAAAGAGTTTATACAAGACCCATTATTTAAGTTTGTAGAGAAAGCAGATGATGGTTCATGTGTAATAATTTCAGTTCCTGCACTTGACCCAGATACAGATAAATCCACTTGTGAAGCAATTGCAACGACACAAGAATTGTTAGAGTTAAGAGATGATATTGACCCATACTTTTGGCAGTGTGTATATCAACAAGACCCAATACCACCAGAAGGATTGGATTTTGCAAAAGAAAATTTATCATATTACACAGAATATCCATTAAATGAAAATGGAGAAACATTTTTTGATGGTGGTTGTTATGCAGTATTAGACCCTGCTCGTAAAGGTAAGAACTATGTATCAATGCCAATATTTAAATTTAATACAGAAAATAATAAATATTATTTAATAGATGTGATGTATAAAAAGAAATCTATGAAAGAATTATATGACATTATTGTATCTAAAATAATTGAACATCAAGTAACACATTTTACAATCGAAAATAATACAGATACATCATTAAAGTATTTAATCGAAAAAATGTTAGAAGAACATAATTATTTCAATTGTGTAATAGATGAAAGATATGAAAATGTAAATAAAGAACAAAGAATAAAAAATTATGCAGGTGATATTAAAAATGCAATCATTTATAAAGACAAATCATTGTATGCAAGTTCTAGTGATTATGGAATATTTATGTATCAACTAAACTCATATTCGTTTGATAGTGCTAACAAGTTCGATGATGCACCAGATAGCATAGCATTATTTGCTTATAAATATATTTCTGGAAGAAAAAGAAAAAACATAATTAAAAATACAAATATTACATTTAGATTATAAAATTAACAAATTGCAAAAAAAATGCTTGACAAAATAAAGAAAATGTGATATATGTTATATGAATATATGACATTGTGTCATTTACTTGAATTTATGTCCTTGTAGAAGAAAGGGAAATAGAAATGGCAGTAACTCAAAATGCAATCAATTCACATGTTTTCAAAGGTAGAAAACAAATTTTAACAAATATTGGTATTATTGATAAAACAACAATACCATCAATTATCAATAGTGCATTAGATATACATGAAAGTAATAAAGAAGAAATCGAAGCACTTGAAAACTATTATCTTGGTGACCAACAAATTCAATATCGTATTAAAGAACAAAGACCTGATATTAATAATAAGATAACAGTAAACAATGCTTATGCAATAACAAGAATTATCAATGGTGTTGCATATGGTAATCAAATTCAAATTATTCCAAGGAATAAAGAAGTTGCAGACCAAGTTAAAACATTTAATAATTTTTCATTAAATGAAATGAAACACAAAAAAGATATGGAAATATCTAATTGGCAATCAATATGTGGAACTGCTTATGTTTTGGTTTTACCAAATCTAGTTGATAAATATAATGTTCCATTTAAGACTTATGTATTAAACCCAAAAACAACATTCTGTGTGTATTCAAACACAATAGATAGAAAAAGAGTTTTGGGTGTAACATATATAGAAAATATTGATGAAAAAAACAATGTTATAAGTGTTACTTATACAATTTATTCTGATAGAGCAACATACACTTATACAACCACTAATAAAGATTTTTCTATTACTGCAAGTGATTTTATTGCAAATGCACTTGAAGTACCAAGAATGTACTCAAATAAAGTTCCAATTGTAGAATATCAAAATGATATGTTTGCACAAGGTGATTGGGAAATGACAATATCGTTACTTGATGGTATTAACTTATTAACAAGTGATAGATTAAATCAATTTGTTCAAAATGTATCTTATCTTTATAAAATGATTAATCTTGAATTTGAAGAAGGAATTAAATCTGTTTGGGAAGTAATAGACAAAGGATTTATTCAATTAACAAGTGGTGCTGAAAGCAATAATAAAGCAGATTTTGATATATTAACTGCACCAATTGACCAATCTAATGTTCAAGAATTAGCAAATTATTTACAAGATAAATTAGAACTTGTAGTAGGAATTCCAAATAGACAAACAAGAGGTGGTGGTGGAGACACTGGCACAGCAGTATTCTTACGAAATGGGTTAGATGATACACATACAAGAATTGCTATCAAACATGCTTTTAGAATTGCTAGTGAAATGGAAGTTGTTGATTTAAAATTAGATATAACTAATAAATTAGGATTAACTACATTGAATAACTATGATATTGATATTAATATCACACCTGTTAGACATGATAATAGTCAACAAACAGCACAAGCATTACAAATATATGACACAATTGGTTTCCCAAAAGATGATGCATTGTCATTGTTAAACTTAACACAAGACCCAACATCTTTATCAATGAAGTGGGAAGAAACACAAGAAGAAAAGAAAGAAAAAGAAATAAGAATTGAACAAATGAAAAAACAACCTGTTTCAGAACAAACTTCTGTTAATATGGAAAACGAAATGATGTCAGATGATATGTCTGATGATACAAATGATGGTATCTCTGCTGAATAAGCATTAGATATATAAATTTAACTTAATGGGAGTTAAAAAAAGAAACTCATTAGAGGGTCTTAAACAAAACTAACAATAAGGGAAGGAAGTGGAGTAAATGGATTACTCAAAATTAATTATTACTGATGAAAATGGAAAAACAACAATTAATGAAAATGAATTGAAAGCAATACTTCAAAAAGAAGGAGATTACAGGGCGACACAAGCATCTCAAACTGCAAGATTAAATGCTGAACAAGAACTTCGTGAAAAAATAAGACAAGAACTTGAAGAAGAAGCAAAGTTAAGTGCAGAAGAAAGAGCAAGGAACTTAATCTCAAAAGAAATGGAAGGAATTAAGAAAGAAAAACTAAATTTAAATCGTGATAAGATTGAAACAATGTTTATTAAAGCAAATATTGATAAAGAAGATTATGAAGATTTACTTGGTTATGTTTCTGATGATTATTCCAAATCAGTTGAAGTTGCAGAAAAACAAATTTCTTCAATTAAAAAAATTGTTGAAAAGCAATTACAAAGTAAATTGCAAGAAAACATGAGTAATAATGCAACACCACCAATGAGTGGTAATAATGGAAATACAAACAAAACAAAATTAACAAGAACATTTTAAAAAAAGGAAGGAATGAAATTAAATGAAACAAAATGCATTAGAATTTTTGCAATATGGCACAGTAAATAAAGAAGTGTTAGCAGAAGTATTTGCACCAATGATTGATAATGTTATGAAATCAACATTGTCAACTGTATTAAAAAACACAAATGGAAGTGGTGACCCACAAGGTGGTTCTATGGTGTTCACTCGTATGAGCAACTCTGATAGTCAACCTTATGGAACTGCTCGTTCTGCTCAAGGTGGAGAAACTTTAGAATTTTCAAAAGTTACTGTTTATCTTGACACTGATAGAGAAATCGTAAATGAAGCAGAAAGTAAAGACCTTGCTTTATATACAATTTCAGAAGTATTAGGAAGAAAAAGAATATCAAATGAAAAATCAATGGTTAGAGAACTTGAAAGAGCATTTTTCCAAGTTGCTATTGATGGTGGTACAAAATATACACCAACTGCTACAACTGTTGAAGGAATTATCGAAGAATTAATTCTTGCTGTTGAAACAACTGAAAATGACTTTATCGATGGAATTGATAGAGATATGTTAGCAATCGTATGTTCACCTGCTTATTACAGTGAATTAAGAACTAAACTTGATACTATGTACAATACTGGTATTAATGTTGGTACTGCTGGTATTCCAATGTTCCATGGTGTAGAAATCTATTCAAGTATTTATCTACCTGCTGACATTGATGCAATCGTAATGGCAAAAGGTGCAATTGCTGAACCAGTTAAAATTAACGACTTCAATGCATCAAAAGTACCATTCTCAAATGCTTACACTATTGAATTATATTACTCTTATGGAGTAGGAACTGTAATGCCAGATTTAATTCAATATGTTGGTGATTACACTCCTAGTGTTTAACAAAACCAAATAGAAAAGAGGTGAGAGTATGGTAACAGAATTAGAGTTACTTAAAACTATTTTAACGAATGATTACATTACTGAACATAATTTAAGTGATGAATATCTAACTGCTTATTTAACTCTTGCTTCTAACTCTATTTCAAAATGGAAAGGGTCTGAAAATTATGATTTTTCCAAATACCTATATGAAAGAGTAGAAATTGCAAAATTGAATATTCTTAAAGTTGGTGCAGAAGGACAATCAAGTCATTCTGAAAATGGAATAAATAGAGTTTACTCTTATCCTGATATAGAGATAGAGGTTTTGAAAAACATTCCTAGAATTATAAGATAGGGGTGAGTTAAATAAAAACATTAAATAGAAATACACAAAAAATATATATTTCTTACTATAAAGGTAAACAAAAGCAATTATTAGGAACTAAAACTGTTGAAATTGATGTATGGGATACACCATTTGAAAAAAATGTAAATGTATCAGTTCCAACAGGAAATATAATCAATGAAACATTTGGAACAATTGATGTTTATGATTTAATGTTAATATCAACAGATACATCATTAAAGATAAATGAATATACAAAAATATGGGTAAATAATATTCCAAATATTAAGTTAGATAATAATGATTATTTAATTAAAAATACTAAATATTCTATAAATTCAGTATCAATTGGTTTAACAAAAAGAGTTACAAGTGGAATAAAAGACTTTTGGTTATCAAATAATGGTGAAACACCATATAAAGTTAGATTGAATACAGAAGTTGATGATAATGTTATAAATGTATATGTCGATAAAAATGACAACATAACAATAGATGAAAATACATTAATTTGGTTTAATAAAGATTATTCTGAAACATTAGATGACTATAATTATATATACACTTCTAAATATTCATACAAGAATATGACAAAATATATAATAAGTCCTATGAATTAAAAATATGAAAGTAAAATCAAATGTATTAGATGTAATTAATAATCTAAAAGTTATGAATGAAATGATTATTGTTTCTAACAAAGAAATTGTTAAAGAATTGGGTTACATAGGTCAACAAGAAGCAAAACGAAATGTTATACCTTATGAAAAAGACCCAGAGATAGCAAATAACATCATACAAGGAATAACAATTAAGATAGACAATGGAATAGACTTCGCAAGAGCAACCATTACTGCAACTGATGAAAATTCAATATTCTACGAATATGGAACAGGTATTGTAGGTAGAGCAAATTCACATCCAATGGCAAATGATGCAAACTGGATATATAATTTACCAACTCAATACAAAAGAATTGCAACAAATCCAACTTCTAAACATTTTGGAGAAATGGGATGGTTTCACAAATTCCCAGATGGCACATTTTTTGTAACAGGACAACCTGCAAATGCATTCATGTTTAAAGCAAGAAATAGAATATTACAATATTCAATTAAAATAGCAAAAGAAAACATTACTAAATCAATTAGAAAAAGCATAGGAAAGTAGGTGTAATATGAGAAATACATTAACATTCGATAGCAGAGAATTGGAAGATTTTATTAAAAGTGAAATACCAACATATCTAAAATCAATTGTAGGTCTTGAAAATTACGATGTTGTTTATCAAGACAACACAAGTAGAAATGAACCTATATTCCCATGTTTTTCTTTTGAAATATATAGTTCTGGTGTAAATGATAAATTCATTGATAGTTATAATATTGAAAATGCAACAAGCATCATGCTTGATTTAGATGTTTATACAAATGAAGATAGTTCTAATCCATATTCAATGAGAGATATGGCAAACACAATTTCTTATGGAATAGCACAATTTATCAATGAAAAATTAGGAATGAAAATCATACAAAATGATAGAGTTCCAAATGTTGCAGAAGGTATTTTTAGAAAAAAGATTAGAGCAACAGGAACTATTGATAATAATGATTATATAATCAAAACAAATTAAGAAAGGAAAAGTGAAAACATGGCAACTGCTTATAGTACAAAAGCAACTGAATTACAATACTTAAATGGTTCAACATGGACACAAGTATATAGAATTCAAAGTTACCCAGATTTGGGTAGTGAACCTGCTACAATTGATGTAACAGATTTATCTAGTACAATGAAAGAATATATTGAAGGGTTACAAGATGTTGGTGGGGCATTAACATTCCCAGCAAGACTAACTCCTGAAATGATTACTGCTGTTGAAGCATTAAAAGGTTCAGTAGAAACATTTAGAGTTATCAATACTCAAAATGGTATCTATGCACAATTTGATGGAACTATTAGTTGGGGTATCGTTGGTGGTGGTGTTGATGAAATGTCAACAGGAAACATCTTCGTTGTACCACAAGAAATTACATTTGGTGTTGAAGTAGTTTCAGCATAATAAACAAAACATTAGGGGAACTACAATAATAGTTCCCTTTTAATTTATGAAAGGATAAGGAAATATGTTTGAGTTCAATGGAAAACAAATAAAATTGGAATTTGATTATAATTCAATGTGTGAAATGGAAGATATTGGTTTATCTATAAATGATTTACAAAATAAACCATTAAATATGATTAGATTTATTATATATAATTCTTTGAGAAAATTAGATAAAAAGATTACACAAGAAGAAGCAGGTAAAGAATTAATGGAGTACTTTGCAAATGGTGGTAATTTAGAAGAATTAACTGAAAAAATATCGAAAGCAGTAGAAGAAAGTGGTTTTTTTCCAAAGAACAACAAATAAATAGTGAAACAGATAATATCGGTTTTGGCAAAAAATATAAAGAAATAAAAACATTTAGAGAACTTGCCGAAAGAGATTTAGTATATGCATTATCAATAGGTGTAGATTATGATACATTTTGGAAGATAAATCCTAGAATATTAAAACTATTTAATGAAGCAAATATATTAAAAATAAAACAAGAAGATTATATGAATTATATGTTAGGAATATATATTTCAAAAGCAATATCAGTTAATTTTAGTAAAGGTGAAAAATATCCAAATAAACCTTTATTAGATAATATTGATAAACAATATGAAAATAACCAATTTGACAGTGATTTGTTTATGGCACAATTGAAGTCATGGGCAGATAAACATAATCAAAACATAAAAAATAAAAAAATGAAAGTGGGTGACAAAATAGATGAATGACAGTACAAAAATGCAAATAGTTATTGAAGGTGTAGATAACACATCATCCATGTTCAAAAATCTAAATGCCAATTTAAATGATGTTTATGATTTAATGAATAAAATGAGTAATACAAGTGAAAAGACATTGAATGCAATAACAAATGGTATTTCAAAAATAAGTAATGTATCAAATAAAGCATCAAAATCAACTGCATCATTTACACAATCTTATGCAAAAATGGATATGTCAATGAAAAAACTTGCAAAAACATTTGTAAACAGTTCGGAAGATTATAATGCTTATATTGAAAATATGAACTTGTTTCAGGTTTCAATGAAAGAAAATGCTGATAGTGCTTTTATGTTTGCTAGTGGTATTGCAGAAGCATTTGGAATGGATGTATCACAAATCGTTCGATTTCAAGGTGTATTTGCAAACTTAACTGAAAGTATGGGTAATACAAGACAAAGTGCATATGATGTATCAAAAGCACTTGTTACAATGGGATATGACCTTGCATCATTATGGAATAGAGATATTGAACAAACAATGTATGCATTACAAAGTGGTTTAGTTGGTCAAACAAAACCATTAAGAAACTTTGGTATAGATACAACATATGCAACATTACAACAATATTCACTTGGTATGGGAATACAAACAACTGTAAAACAAATGTCACAAGCAGATAAACAGTTACTTCGTACAATAGCAATATTAGACCAAAGTAAAAATGCTTGGGGTGATATGGCAAACACAATTGAAAGTCCAGCAAACCAAATGAAAGTATTGAAAGACCAATTATCATTACTATCAAGAGGATTTGGTGCATTTGCAACAGCATTTATAGGTAAATTCTTACCATATTTAAATGCTGGATTAATGATTATATTTCAATTAATGGCATCACTTGCAAAATTAGTAGGAATTAAAATGCCAAACTTCAATGAGGGAAGACAGTTTGCACAAATGGGTGCAGATATAGATGAAAGTGCAGATAGTGCTAAAAATCTAAAAAAACAACTTGGTTTATTACCATTTGATGAAATAACAAATATATCTACAAAAACAAATACAGATACAGGTTTCAATGTAGGTTCTCAATATGGTGGTTTGTTTACAGATGAAATAAATAAACAAATGAATGAATATTATAAACTGTTAGAAAAAGTTGATATGAAAGCAACTACAATTAGAGATACTGTAATGGAATGGTTAGGTTTTTCAAAAGAACTTGATAAAAATACTGGTGAAACATACTTTTCATTTGAAAAGATTACAAGTGGTACAATAATTGCAGGAATTGTAACATTAGCAAGTGCATTTACAGCAATAGCAACTGTTACAGGAATATTACAAAAATTAGGAATGGCAGATTTGTTTATGAAAATTGGTGGTGTATTTACAACTTCATTTTCTGGAATAGGAACAGTATTTACATTAATTTCAACTGCATTATCAACAATGGCATTACCATTAATTGGTATAATTGCTGGAATAATTGCAGTAGGAATAGCAATAGCAGATTTATGGAAAAATAGTGCTGATTTTAGAAAAGGTTTTTTTGAAGCAATTAATAATATAAAAGGTGCATTTTCATCATTGTGGAAAGATGTATTAGTTCCATTTGGTTCATTGTTAAAAGACATTTTAACTCCTGTATTCCAAGTGTTAAAAACAGTAATATTAACACTGTATGAATATGCATTAAAACCATTGGTTGATTTAATTGCAACAGTATTTATGAAAGTAATTGGTAGTTTAGCAGAAATATTTTCAAAAGTATTAGCACCTTCAATTAAATTCATAATAGAATTACTTACATTCTTATGGAAATATATATTTGAACCAATTGTAAGTTATATTATTGAAGTATTATCACCAATGTTTATAGATACATTTAAAAGCATAGGTGGAGTTATAAATGGTATTAAAAATATTTTAAGTGGTGTGATAGATTTTATTACTGGCGTATTTACAGGAGACTGGAAAAAAGCATTTAATGGAATTTATAATATATTTGTAGGAATTATAAACTTGATAATAGATGGAATTAATTATTTAATGTCAATGTTTATAACACCATTTAACGCATTAATTAAAGGTTTCAATGGTACAATTGGAAAATTAACTGGTAAAATACCAGAAATAAAATTAACAATTGGTAAAATGCCAAAACTTGCTAATGGTGGAATAATAACTCAACCAATGGTATATAATGGTGCATTTACTGGTGAGAATTATAAGAAAGAAGCAATTATACCTTTACAAAACAGTGGAGTAGTACAAGATTTCAGTATGATGATTAGTGCTAATATAACTGATGCATTATCTGGTATGTTAGA